TTTTAACTGTTCACGTTTTATATCTAATTCAGTTTTAACTTGGTATAACTTCTCAAGTTCAACTTGGTCGTACACTTTAAAGCCGTAAGTCTCTTCTAACCAACGGTTGATCCTAGAAATCTTAGTTTCGTAGTTGCTTTGTAAATCATTTAAATTCATAACAAAATTATTTATGCTTTCAGGCTATTATTCTTATGTACGTACTGAGCTGATATCAGCTGATCAAGTATATTTACCTGGTTTTTAAGTCCATTAATAATGGTTTCAGTGGTACTTTTCTCTGTTTCAGTGGTTAATAATTCTAATTTTTTTGTATTTTCGTTCAAAGATTCTAACAAGTTTGAGTACTGATTGTTGTTATCAAGCAGTTGTTTCACCTCAATATGCTTTCTATTTTTGCCTTCAATGGCAGTAATAGTTAACAAATATGCTAGTTTGTATTGGTTTATATCGTAAAATAACTTATCATTTGTTTTAGTATCAAGAATGTCATAGCTATTACGTTTATTTTTAGAAATTAAAAGATGATCTATTGCAGTACCATATTCGGTACGTTTTGTGCTTATTGCAATTGAAAAATCTTTTTTATGTATATTTGTTTTAACTACTTTACCTAATAAGTCATCAAGTTTAGATACATTGGTTTTATTAATCAATTTTTTCTTTTCATTGCCTTCAATTTTTAAAGTTTCAAATCTGCCAATCTCGCTTTTAATGTGCTCAACATATGAAGTAGGCATTTTAGTATGTCTATGCAATATACTTGCAAACCTAAAATGTTCTAAACATTCTTTTGCAGTTGAATAATTTGGGTAATCAAAATTTTTCATGTCTCTAATCTTCTCTGTGTGTCTCATATGTATTAATATAGTACATTTTACTCAAAAGAGCAAGAACTTTTTATCGTCTTAATGCTTTATTTAAAGCCGCTACTCTACGACTTGCTGGATTAAATTTTTTTGCAAATTTAATCTTTCTTTGTAGTCTAGAACCCATTTTTGCTTTCATTTTTTTCATAGTAAAACGTTTCTTGATATCTAACGGAGCACTACATACACTCGGATTTGAAACAATTCTACCTTTTTTTCTACCAAAACTACAACGATATTTCTTTACAACTTTTTTGCCGCTACGGCCAAAAATCATTTTAGTTTCAACTACTGGTATAAGGTCACTAATAAACATTATTTTTTACCTATTTTAATCTTTGACGGAGCTCTTCTGGCTTTAATTTGCTTGTTAAATTTTTTAACATTTTTACTAGTTGGGTTAAATTTTTTAGTTAACGACTGCTTTTGTGCTTGGGCCGTACCTGTTCTTCTTCTTGTAGCCTTCATTTGCTGAGATTTTTTTACGTTCATAGGTGCTGTACAGGTAGACGGGTCTGCAACTAATCTACCTTTTCGCGGTCCAGCAACACATCTAAATTTACGTTTGATGCTACTTTTCTGCTTTCCGTATGCAATCTTAGGTCCAACTACTTCTTCTATTTTCATGTTATTTTATAATTCCGCCAAATACAACTGTGAACAAAATTGTCAACATAGTAAAAAACATAGTACCAGCTGTCCACATAATAACTTTTTCTAATTTTGAAAATCCTGCATCCATTTTAGTTTCAACTTTTTCAATGTGTGCTTCAACACGATCAAAACGGTTTCCTATTTCTTCGTGTCTTTCTCTACTTAATGCAACATGAGTTTCTAAACTGCTGTACTCAATATGCTCGGGTTGTGGCTGTTGCTGTCTAGCCAAATCTGGTTTGTTTTCCATTGCTTGTTGCTCTCCTAAAACTTTTTTATCCATGTATTTGTATTTACTCCAGAACAGTTTATTCTTCCACCAAAGAGCACAATGTCCTGTAAACGAGCTGTTAAAACCCCTACAGGATCATCATGCAATTGAAAAAGATTTGGTTGCTCCACTCCAAATACAAATTCATAGCTATTTAATTTAAAATTCGGTTGGGTGAAAAACAATATTTTACCGTATATTGATATCATTTGCTTGATATGATCAAAGTCTTTTTCACTATCGTTATCAACTATCTCTTTATATATTAATGGTATTTCAGTTATTAATTTATAAATTTCTGTAGATTTACCTACCTGAAGATAGGTATTTTTAACTGTGTTTAAGCTGTACATTACCGTGATCCTTTGGCAATGTTTTTTGGCACTAATTTTTGATTAGATAACTTGTTACCAATTAATTTTCTTTGTTTACTCATGTCAAACAAAGTGCTGTATAATTCACTCTTTGGTAATGTTGCTCTTACATATTGTAATAGTAGTGTTACTGATGTAGCTCTTTCTTTATGTTTTAACATCTCATAATCATTTAATAATCTTCTTGCTTTTTTAAGTCCGGAATTTTTAATTCCTAATTCTCTTTCAATCTTTACAAATAGTCTTTCTAATCCTGATGCATCTTCTGTTTTTAGATTGTTTATAAACTGTGAAACTGTTAATGTATTTTTTTGTAGTTTCTCAATATATAAATCAGATTTTTTATCATTTACAAATTGTACAATACTACCTGTTCCTAATATACTATGAATCATTAGATATAAATCAGTGCCATTTGTTCTAAAGAAGTTATAGTTTGAATAGCTACTAGTTCTAGATGCATATTGTTTTGCAATTCTTCTATATTTGTATTCTCTATGCATAGCTGTTAAAGAAAGAAGATACGCATAAACTATTTCTCCAACTTTTGTTGCTTCGTAATCGCCTATTGCTTGCCTAGATCTAAAAGCTCTACTTTCAGTTAAATTTGTTAACATAGACAATTGTAATGATTCTTTAGAGAAGTTTTTTCTAGAAAAATCTAATCTGTCTACTACCTTAATAGCTTTACCAACATGGTCTACTGCAACAAAACCTTCTTGGTCACTGACAGTATATGTGTCGCCATCTTGAGTAAATGCATCTATGGCTTTAATATTTTTTAGCTTCTGATACAAAGTATTTTTAATACTAGATAATTTTAACCATAAACTGTACCAAGATTCAATATTATTTTTGTTAGCATAATATGATTTTTTCCATTCTTCTAATGCTAATAGTTTTCGTTGACCAGCAGGTCCATCACGGCCTGTTTTTAATTTGGCTATTTCTTTTTCAATTCGTTGTTCATAATCATTTGCAAAATTATTAAAAAATGCTGTTGGGTCTTGTTCAATTGTTCCTGCTCTAACCATGTTATTATGATTTGCATGAATATATTCTTTTAGCTTTTTTCCTAATTCTGATAATTCTAAAAATGAAAAAATATTACCAGCTGATTGCATATATTTTTCTGCATCATTAATTGCTTTTAAAACTGACTTGTGTTCACCTGCTGTTAAATTAACAACACCAGTGTAGTCTTTAATGTAGGCATCATCATACCATACATCATCTGTTTTGTTTAATGACGAAATATCAACGTCAAATCCTGCTGTCATATCTTCTAAAGTGTTGCCAGAGTATGCTGTATGAAATACAATTCCAATATCTGCTTGTTGTATCTTTTGTGCAAGTTCAGAATTTACTGGCACTGCATAGGTAAGTGTATTTGGCTTAAATGCAATATATGACTTACCATCATACTGAATATTCTTCAGACTGTTTCTAGTAAACAACAAATCACCTTGTAAAACATTCTTAATTCCTAATTTAGATAACCCTGTAAAGGCTTTTTTTAGCTTATCTCTTAATCCAGCTTTGTCACCATCTTCTTTGGCATCTGGGTGGTTTCTTGATATGTCATCTAAACTTTTATTAAGTTTAGGATCTTTATTAAAAACACCTTTTGTACCTACAAAAAACTTGCCATCGCTTGGATCTATACCACAAAAAATTGCAGGTGAGCCGTCCCACTTAATTGTAACATTAAACTTTTTTGGACTTGATGTTTTGGCCAAATCTGTTAAGCTCTTTAAAAAAGATAGAGCTCGTTCGGCGCCTTGCTTTCCTTGAAATAAGGCTAAATCTTCTAAATGTGTAAGATGAAGATTTGTGTTTTCAGTAAGTAGGTCATTAGCTTTCATTTGATTCGTTTAGCTTTTTTATTCCACGTTCGAACTTTTTAGGATCTTGGGTTTTAATACTGTTTATAAATCGTTTTACCAAGTCATCTGCTGTAGCTTCGTCATATGATTCGTAAATCATTTTGCTGACGTTAATGGCTGAGCTGATAACATGATTAGCTCTAATTTCAACCACATTATTCATGTCTGTAGAAGGTACTACACTGCTAATTTCTTGTAATATTGAACGTGTCTGTTTCTTCATAATGTTGCCTCACTAATATTTATGTTAGAAAAGTGTTAAAACATACACGTATATTACTTTACTCGTCAAAACTACCCATTTCTCTTTGTTTTTTTAATAAATCTCTAAGATTTTTTGTGTTCTCAGTCTTCTCTGCGACTACTGTAGTTTCTGATTTTTCATTAACTGTACTGGTTCGTGTCTTAATTGAATTTAATAAACTGCTACCTGTCTCAGTAGGCAAGTTTATTTCTTCATCATCATCTAGATCAGAAATTCTTAATTTGTCAATGTCAAATGCTAAATCAATTTTAGATCCAACTCCGCCAGAACTTCTTGTTTTAATTAACTGTATTTGGTATCTTCCACGCTCACGCATAGCTCTACTTGTAAAAATACCTATTAAGTTATCTGCTGTATTAATCTTACTAATACCACCTGCAATGTGGCTCTGATCGTATTCTACTTCTTCAATTGCACCTCTGTTAAGCTGTGAAGCTGTTACTAATACCATTTGCTGTTCTACTGCAAAGTTTCTTAATTCTTCAGATACAAATTTGTCTTTTATAAACATATCTGCAGGAGATATTTTTTTGTTTGTTGGAAACATTAAGTCCAAATAGTCAACTAATACTACATCAGGTGCAATACCTTTATTAATTGTATACTCTTTGATATAACTTCTTAAGTCATTTGTAGTTGACCCTGATGCCATATATTTGATTTGAAATGTTCCTCCAGTTTTTGTTTTTTGCATACGAACTGCTAAATCAACATCATCAATCTTTTTAAATATTTCGTTTGTTGGTACACCAGTTGTCATGGAATCAACTCTCATTGCACTTAATTCTTCGCTTAATTCAAATGTAAAGTAAACTACATTCATTCCTTGTTCAAGCCAATTCATTGCAAGATTTTGTAAAAATAAACTTTTACCTGCTCCTGAACTACCTGCAAAAATGTTTAGTTCACCTTTGTTAAAGCCACCATACAATCTGTCATCAAGTCTTTTCCAACCAGTCTTAATCGTTCCATTATTTTCTTTTAATCTTAATAGTCTTGCTTTAGGATCTTCAAAATAATCAATACCTAAATCTTTTGTTAAACCAATACGAACTGCCGCTTTAATTTTTTCTTCTACTGGTCCATACTCTTCTTTTTCTAAAAGATCAGCACTTTCAATAATTGCTTTTTCAAGTGCTTTGTGTCTACAAAACTGTTCAAACTCATTTAAGAACCAAGTCCTTTGACTCTCATCTAGATGAGGAACCAAATTTAAATCTAAATCAGTCTTTGCTTTAACTTGATCTGGTGTTGGTAGTGCATTGTATTCTTCAGCATACTCTATTAGTAGCTCTGCTGGTTCAAAATATTTCTTAC